GGAAACCCCAGTGGGGTTGGCCTTTAAAGGCCCTTGCGGTTGTTTTAAACTGCTCGCCCATTGGGCGCACACAGTAGATGTCTTGCCTTTATTTTACCTCTATAGAGGTCAAATACTGACATTGGCTTAGCCAATAGCGGCATCTTAGTGTGTTTCCCTTTTACGGACTATATTTAGTCCTGGGGAATGCAGCATCTTCCTACATACAAGTAGGTCGATTGCTGTACGAAGGTATCCGGTCTCGAACTCGAGGCCGACTCCTTCGAAGAAACCTTCCAGCATTTGCCGGGTAAGGTCTCTATGACAGTGATCCGTAGCTTCGCTAAGGTCACTGGTCAGCAATTCAGATCTTTCATAGAAAGACTGAAGTGTTGGGTCGGTCTTGCCGCTTTGCAGCAAGTCCTCAACCCATTCCCATGCTGGCTCGGCTCTTGAGAGCCCTGCCCGCGCAGATGGGATCTCCTCTAGCAGAGACACAAGAATGTGTCCCAAAGGCTGGAGGAGTATCGTAACCCACCATTCGGAGGCTGTTACGATTCGTGCTTTGCCACCTGGCTCTGAAGAGACAGAGGCGCGCACGTGTGGATGTCCAACTACTTTGTAGTTTTCATCCAAAATTTCTCTTTGTTGTCCTGCTTCAGCAGCACATTGGAGAATTTGGAAGCCCAGGTTATTATCATAACCTGCTCTTCTAAGGCTTAGTAGGCCCCCCTTTAGAGGGTCTCCAAAGCCTTTATCCTTGAGATCTTCGTCTCTTGGATAACATACTACCGTTTGCCAATTGGTACCCGGTTGTATGTGGTAGTCAAGGATGTGCATCCTTGCCTTCCCAGTTGAGTTTGCCCATCGGTCAAACTCTACTTGAACTTCGGCGGCTCTGCCGCCATCGGTTCTGCTGTAAGCAAACGAACTAGAGTTCGTGAGACTTACATGCTCGGGATTCTCCAAGTCCATTTGGACTTGAGATCTCTTGATTCTTCTCCCGATTCTTCGGGAGAGGAGTCTTACCGTTTTCATCCTACTTTGTGGGATTTCTACGGCAGGGGTAATCAGGTTTATTCTGTGCTTACGCAAAGAATCCTGTACCATCTCCTTGGTGGGAGGTGGCAATCCCCTCGTTGAGACAAAGTGTGCAAGGCGTGTGCCTTCACCTTTGCTCCTTAGGCCTCGTTTGATGACTCTATTGAGCCATTCGAGTCCTAAACCAGTATACTCACCTTCTGGTGAGAACCCTGGAAAATGTGGAACCCCTTTGGGTCTCACATTCGCTTTAATTGCGTTTGCTTTAACAAACACAATAAAAGCTTTGTAATCTTTGAGCATCTCTTGATACCCAGAGGTTACAAGTTTGCTAATAACCCAACGGAATTGGGTTTTAACAAAATCTCCCTTGTCCTTTACAAAGGCTTCAGGGGAGGATAGGAGTAAGGCATCCTCTATAGAGAGCCAAATCCTTTCGATCCTTTCCAGTTCAACGACTGGAAGTCTCGAGAGCCTGGTGGCTATGTCTTTAGACAATAGCCCATGGCTAAGGTAATAACCTGCGAAGCCCTTCTTGGCATCGCGGGGTACCTCATCTAGGTGCCTCAGGCGGCGTCTGCCGCTTCTTGAGTTTGGAGCATACACGTTAACGTGCATGTCCAGCACCGAAGGTAGCTTGTCAGAGCGACTTAAGTCGCCCTGAAACCAGCTATCGGGGTCCGGGTATGGCTCTTCAGAGCACATATTGACCCCTCTTTCCGCAAGAGTTCCGTC